CCATTCCGCAACTGAATAATTGCCATTGTGTCCGTGTTCGAGCTGGTGTTCTCTATTAAAAGCCCCTCGCTTCCCCATGCGCCTCCGCCTCCTCCAGAGAAACTAGTGTCAGTATCAGCGAATTGAATCGAAAGCTTTTGGACTGGACTGTCCGTACCGATGCCAAATCCCGTAGAGGTCAATCTAGCTCGTTCAGTGCCACCAGTGAAAAAGGCCATCTGATTATTTGAGTGATAATAACGAACCCGACCAGCGTCAATGTCATCAGCGTCACCGAAAAATAAATCAGAAATTGTTCCGGCAACAATAGCGAGCCGTGCATTGTCATCATTTTCAATAATGGCCATCGTGTCAGTCGCAACGTCACCACTCTCAAAACCAGAAAGCGCAGTGCCTTGGATGTGAATCGGGGCTAGAGGACTGGCCGTACCGATGCCAACGGAAACCCCTTCGAAAGCATAAACCGCATCACTTGGAAATCCATGTTTTTGCGCCCCATTCGATGCGTTCTTGATATGATACCCTTGAGTAACATGAACGTGTCCATTTTGGGCGTAAATATCACCATCCTTAACGTGCATCAAATGCGATGGCGAGGCCGTTCCGATGCCTACGCGTGACGTCGACCCGTCCAGACGCAGGATTTCTCCTGTGCTGGTGCTAAATATTATGTCTTTATCGGCTCCGTCTTGTCTGAGGTAAAGGTCAGTGGCACTGGTATTGATAATATAAGAAGCACCTGCCATGTGGGTGACCCTTAAATCCATACTGTCTCCGAAATTTAAAGTGGAATCATCGGGGAATATAGTTCTTGGGTATCCAGAGGTGTTTGCTGAACCGTCTAAGTAAAAATAGGTTTCTACTCCACCACTACCGTCATCGCATTGGAAGATGATGTCTTTGTCGTCATTGTATTGCTGGATATAAAGGTCACCTGTACCGATGCTCTGTATATAACTATTGGAACCGTCATGGACAAGTCTTAAATCGTTGCCTAATCCAAGATAGAGGGGTGTCGAGTCAGTTAGCCTAAGTGCATCAGCACTCTCATCCCAAAGCATATACTTGCCAGTGCTGTTTCCAAAGAACTTAACGTCATGCCCATCAGTGTCGGCTCCAATGGTGACTTGGGCAAGGAACGTGGTAGTTCCATTTGAACCTATAGCAAGTCTAGTAGAGCCTACCGTCTGAAGCGAAAGCCCCCCTGTCCCCGGATTATCAATTGTTACGGCAGTCCCAGAATGCGCTTGCCATCGGTCATATTTTAAATAGCACGACCCAGAATATAAGTGAAGCTTTTGGCCTGATTTTATGTGAGAGTCGCCAGCCCCATCAATCTTAAATAAATCAGTGCCGCCTCGATTTTCAATTAGTAATACAGAGTCAGAACTTGTATATCCTGCCCTTACTCTTAAACCATAACTTTGCCCAGAAACCTCAGAACCAGTAAAGCGACCAGCAAAGCGGGCATCTGTTGCAACAGATTGGAAAACGTCTGAGCTTGTGGTTGTAGTGTTTATAAGAAAATGCCCAGACGAGTCAAACCGAGCGGCTTCGGTTCCTCCTGTGCTAAATCCAATTATATCAGTATCACCAAAGAGTCCAGTGTTTGGGTCACCCTCAAATGAATAACCGGGGCCGCTTGCATCTCCATCTGTTGTTTTAATAACTCCACCTTTTAGTTGAATCCCTGCCCATGTTTCAAATAATCCATCAGACCCAAACTTTGCCCGATAATTTCCGTTCGTTGAAATGCCAATGGTATTGGCTCCGTAATGATAAAAACCGGTCGAATTTGATGAACTAAAGCTCATCGAAGGAGCCGCCTCACTGCCGTCAGCGTGGAGGATTGGCCCGGTCATCGTGCCACCAGCTAGAGGCAATTTAGTCGCGATATTTGTGGAAACTGTAGTCGAAAAATTTACGTCATCCCCAAGTGCGGCCGCCAGTTCATTGAGTGTATTCAAAGCCTCTGGCGCATTATCAATAAGACCGTCAAGTTGGCCCTTGTTAATTGCGTCACCGCTTGCAGTTCCGTCAGCCAAGCCTGTTATTTTCTGGCTTCCCATTGCAACCGCTCCCGTCATCGTGCCACCAGCCAAGGGCAAATAATTCGATAAAGGAACGGCTAGGGTCGTGCCGTCATAAGTAAGGCCGCCACTAATAGCAATCGTCTCGCCTTGATTAACGGCATTGCTTCCTAATGTGAAAAGTGTTGGTGAGGTTACTACAATCGATCCTGCCGCCGTTGGGTCGAGTGATTCGTGAATGCTTACAGATGAGCGGTGAAGAACCTGACCGGAATGAATTATTGAAATCTCAAAGTCTCTCTGTCCTCGAGCAATTGCAGAAAGCATTGCCGTTGTGTTGAGGCTGATGGTCGAACTGAGTCCGCTATAAGATCCGCTCGTTGCGCTTGACCATGATCCTGTTGCTATATTAGCGACCGGGGATTGTATTAAATTAATTATCCATTGAGCCTTTGTGTCGGAGTCGCCTGTCCTTACGGAATTAACCTCAACCGCTGATGGAGGATCTGAGCTTTCGACATTTAACGATGGCGACCCTGTTATCGCTCCGACTTTCTTCATTGTTAGAAGCCATTTGCCCTCGCCGAGTTCGTCAACAGTTAGACCTCCGGCATTATAGACCGGATAAACTGAATTATTAAATGCCGAAGCTAATGAATCAGTCGTAAGATTTTCAAGATTTAAATGAGCGGATTCGTAAATTGTTCCACTAACATTAAAGGCGGCTTTAATTAATCCTTTGTCAGGCGCTTTCCCTGCGAGTCCAATAGCTACCGAAAGATTTCCGTTAGTCAATGTTTTCCCCGTTACCGCTCTGGTATCAGTGGCAACATTAATGGAATAGATTTCAAAGGTTGGGGTTAATCCTCGTTCGGCTTGTAATAATTCTGCCGCTGAAGTTAATCTTCTAGCGGTGAAATCGGAGTATAATGCTCCGGTTCTATCATCAATGATAAATTTATGTGCCATTAACTTTGTGTAATAATTTTAATATTTAAAGCTTTTGAAGCGGTGGCGCTCCATGTGGTGAAATTAATTCTGGCATATTCAGACATTAAATCATCACCTGTAATTCTTTGTTCTTGATCAGTATTTAAATCTGTAATCGTAGTGGTGGCGTTTCTCCAATTTGTATTATCATTGCTCAATTGAATTACTGGAGTCACTGAGGCCGCAGGATCTTGACAATAAATATCCACCACAAATCTACCTCTAGTAGCTACGGGGTCGGAAGCTCCTGAAAGCAATCCACTGACATTTGTGGTGGATAAATCTTCACTATCTAAATCAACTCCACTCGCCGTTGTGGTACTGGCTGATTTATTTCCTGATGCTAAATCGATTATTTTTGTGCCATCTACTCCTCCCCTAATATTACAAGTATGAAAATCACCATCATCATAAGGATCTAAAACCCATGTTAATTGCCTCGCACATTTAATTCGATCCGTTAAGGTTACCCCCGATGATGATGAAGTGGCTGATAAATAGGCATGAGGGCCAGTAGAGTTCCAATCGGTTCCATCAGTGGGGTTACTTGTTCCTGTTTGTGAATCATTAATTGCAGAGGCGAGATTGTCTGCGGTTTCTGCCGTGCTTGAACCTATTTTTACATCCCCATTAGTGGAAACAGATGTTTTAAATGTAAAGGTAGTTGTAAAGCCAGTTAATCCCATTTCTATAGTTTCCCCATTTGAGGGATTGGTAATGATGGTTGCCTTTCCCGTGGCGGCTGTTCCATCCTCCGAAAATAAAGAGGCAGTTCCTAGCAAGGTTGTATCCCATTTAGCCAAATAGATATGACTCCATGCGGTTCCTCCTAATTGCTCAATCTTTCCCTCGTTAGTATTTACTACTATTTGTTGATAATGAGCGGTTGAATCACTCGATTTTCTTCCATACAGAATAATATTATCATCATCGGCGGCATTATCAGAGCGCAAATATATTTTTGTGCCGGATGTATGAGTCCCACTAAATGAGCTATCACCTGTAAATTTAACCGTATGGACTGCCATCCATTAAAATACCCTTTTTTGAGCAAGATAATAGATCAGAGGTGGCGTTAAACGCTTTCTGCCCCCGGATAAGTATAATCATCTGTTACAATCGGGGCGATTGGTTCAGTTCTATTTGGTGAAGATAGTCCAGAAATATAAACAGGAGGGCGATCAGCAAAAATTGATCCCTGTAAAAACCATTTAAGATTATCAGCTTGGGGTGATGATTGAGAGGAAAGTTGCCCCTCGTTATTTAACGTAATAATCCCGGCTTGAATATGGGTCTTTGTGGCCGTTTCAATTACGGGCTGTTGGGTTGTGGTTTGTTTGAATATGGCAGTATTTAAAGTATAAAATATTTTATCTATCCTAACAGATACCCCAGAAGGAGGAGGGGCGGAGGCATCACCCCCTACTATTATACTTCCATCACCGTAATCTTTTAAATTATATTCAGATTTAAATGCGTAAACCCCAGTATCATAATCCCATCCACCGATATCATATTTGTGTTCTGTCCAATTTAGTTCCAGATAAATATAGTTTACAGAATTTTTAGTAAGAGCAATTGAAGGTGCAGGGTCAGCACTTAATAAATCGCCACTTGATGAATTAACTGTTGGTTCAAAAGGCCATTGTTGAACTTGAGGTAAATGAGCGGTTGTGGTGGCTTGATCGGAATCCCTATATGAAGCAAATACATACCCCGGATGTATAAAAAGAACAGGCGTATCCCCTTGAAGTATTACAGGATCAAATTGATTGGGAGCCTGTTGAGGCAACACCGGGGGCATTGTTCCGTTATTTGTTTCTTGATGCCCATTAATTGGTAGAGGTCGTGTTTTTTTTACATATTCCAATAGATCATTGTAAGCGTCTTGATGGACTCGCCATCCTTTTTTTAATTTGTTGGGAAGCTTATGCATTTATTTTTTTATCCCCACATCAACATCATCAAGGATTGTTAAGAATTTTGAATGCTCTTCTTTAACCTCATAAATGCCGGGGGCAGTTTCCGTCCAATTAGATACAGTACTCCATTGATCCACTTTATAATATTTAGCTTTATTTCTTTTTATATATTTATAATGGTGGGCGCCATCTGGAACTTTAACATCCGCAATTAATTCCAATATTCCATTTCCTTCTGCATGCTTGTCCAATTCCGAATTGTATCTTGTGCTGGTTGGTCGAGTTGCCTTTATATATGAAGCCGTAACAATTACCCTGTGATATCTAAATACCACATCCAATTTTTGCCCGTTGGTAAAATGGGTAAAAGTTAAATCCGCCTCTTGTGTTGAATGTTCAATGGTGGCATCAGTTCCTTCAAAAGTCCCACTTAATGGGCTTGCGCCTTCAAATCTTAATATGGCGTATGAAAAAGCAATGCTTTCCTCCTCAATGTCTGGAGGACTCAAAAGTTTACAATGAGAAAAGCCCGGTTCAGGGCAATCAGTTCCTTTCGAGTATTGCTCTCTAAATGATAAAGCTAAATCACTTTTCCCTCTAAAGGTTAATTCAATCCAGTCCTTACCCTCTTCATCAGTTCCAAATGAAGTGCCTCTTTGTTGTTTCCATGAGCTATCTCCCTTATATTCTGGCTTTGGCATTACGTTGTGGCTCTTTGCATTATTTTTCTAGAGTGTTTCAACTCATTCAAGATTGAATTTTGTAAATCCAGATTTTTTTGTGCCATTGATTTGGGGGCTTGCGCCGACACTCCACTCCTTCCAGCATTGCCGAAAAATCCACCCATTGACCCCCCAGAAAAGGGGATATTTATTTTTTGTGCGGCTTGTTTTTGTTTTTTTTCAAGCCCTTCAATTCCCCCCTCTTGTCTGTTTTGGCTATCTTTGTCGGCTTGCTTTCTTTTTTCAATTAATTCGTCTTGTTCTTTTTGATATTCATCAAAAAATCTTTCTACATCACCTGCACTTATCTCTGGATCAAAGGCGGCTTGTATATGCATCCCCATCCATGCTAGCGCCTCACCTAATTTTTTTACCCACTTCCAAAGTTGAACCAACATTCCGGCAAATTCTGCCAGAGCGCCTGTGGTTAATGTGGAAAAATGATCGTTTAATTCTTCAATTTGTCTTGTTTGTTCCTGAGTAATAGTACGAACTGATTTCATTTGCTCCTCTTGTTTTTCTCTGGATTGTGCCATAACAGTAAATAGTTCTTTACCGGCTCTACCCATTAATTTTTGTGATGCCGCCATTGCTATGTTTCTGTTTGTTGCCCCTCTTATAGCATCCCCCATTGCCAACCATCTTTGCTCATGGTTTAACATAAAAAATTCTTTGGCATCAATTCCTAAAATTGCAAATTCTCTGTTATATGTTTCTAAGCCATTAACTGCCGCCTCGTGGGCATTTTTATTTAAATCACTTAACCCTTTGGCAACCATCTCCAAATCAGCGCCGCCTAAGTTGGCTACATGCCCTAATCTTTGCAACGATTCAGAAGCTATACCGAATCTAGTTGAAAGCTTTCCTATGCGATCAAACTTTTCTAAAGTTCCCCTGATAAGCATAGCTCCCCCTACTGCGCCGAAAGCACCTTTCATAGATCCCGCCATGGCAGTCATCTTAGCCCCTGCCGCCTTTACTCGTGCCGCTACTCTTTGAAATTGTCTGTCATCCCCTGTAAATTGGGTTTCAAGTCTACTTTTACGAACTGCCATAATTAAAATTGTCTTGCGCTAAATTTATTATTTTGTTTTTGAAGTCTTCTTATTGCCCAAGCTTTTTCCTGTGCGGCGGCGGCCATCATCGCTCTATTCATTGGGGCGTAACCAACTATTCCGGCTCCTGCCACTTCATTAAAAGAAATCGCTTTCATCTTAAAAGATTTAGATTTTATGCCTTTGGATCTTGAGGCGCTCCCTCCTCCAAATGGATTGGCTCGCAATCTTGCCCCTAATTGAATTGCCGGTTTTATGAATCCAGCTTTATTGGCTCCAATTGATTTTTTCCGCTTATTAAATTCTTTTCTTACATAAGGATACATTACCTGTTCCCCTCCCGTCCCTTTTCTGATTCCCTTTTTAGAAGCTAATGCAAATAGCAATTTTTGCTTTTTTGTTTTTCCTCCCTTTTCTGGATCAAAGGTATTAACTTTTCCTACCTTGGCTCTAGGGGTAAATCTCATTGCCTTAACACAAGACTCTGCCCCAAATTTATTTATGCAATCATCCCGGCTTTTGCCGGTAGCCTTAGTCCAAGCTTTCATGGCAGACTGCCATTGTTTTGCATTGGTTCTCGCCATTACTTTTACCATATCAAACTATAAGGGTTTTTTTTATCAAATATAGATCAAATGAATCCAGCTACTTCTTTAAAGTTTTGTTTCTTTTCATTGGTTGAGGTATCAAAATTGACTCCATTTTTAGCTAAATCTAAAGCCTGTAATTGCAACCCCTGACAGTAAGGCAATTCACCTAAATAATAATCAATGCTTCTGCCGGATATGATCTGGCTAACTGAGGCCAAATAATACGCGGCATGGCCTACTTTTTTGGCAACGATTGATCCCCTTTCTTTTCATCTTTGGATTCTTTAACTTCATCTTTGCTCTTTTCAACATCATCCCACATTTTATGTACCATTGATGCGAGATCCAACATTTTAGAAGAACCGGGGATTAAATTGAATTTTTCTGGAGCATCTTCAAATTCTTCAAAAACTAAATCATTGTCATTCCTCCATTTTCTGCGAAGCTCTTTTATCCCTTCACTTGAATGAGTGGCTACCCAAAATATTAATAACACCTGTTCCTCTGCAGACATTTCCGCTTCTTTCATTATGGCCAGAAGAGCGTAATAGTGCCTATATGAGAAATATAAAGGGATTCCATCAAATTCATATTGTGATGAATCCTCAAAAGCCTCTTCGGCAAGTTCAGTGTAATCAGTCATTTAATAACCCCCATTTTTTTGCTGTTTTCTTTGCGGTTCTTGGTAATAAAAAAGTTTTATTCTCGTCCCTCATAAATACCCACGGGGTCACCTTTCTCCACCATTTACGGATGATTGATCTATTGCCCATTGCCGCCCGATGATGCGACATGATAGCCAATGGCAATTGCCCTTTTATCTGATTCCTTAGATTTGAGTCCTCAATTTTATCAATCAATTCATCAAGCTTTTCATTAGCCCCTTTATCAGTAAATCCTTTTGCAAGCTCTTCACTGGCATAATGGGTTCCGTCCTGTTTTTTGAAAGTAGAACTATTCTTTTCTAAATGAAATAATACCTCCCCCGGCATCCCTGACCTGTAGGGTCTTTTATCGGTGTAAGTATTAGTGCATGGCCCTGAATCTAAAGGCTTGCATCCGTTTGCCATTAAAGAAGCGGCAAGATCGGTTGATGATGTTATGAATTGCCCGGCTTTTAAAGCCGTTAAATGCTCTGATTTATTCACTCAAACTGGCCCGTAGGCAATTTATTTAAATTAGGTAATCGCTGGATGTGATATTGTTCTAATAGTCATGCTCCTGAATCCATCGCGGGATTCACTGAAGGAAATTTCTTCTGGATAGAAGCCGCCAGTATTTGGAATATTGGCAAAAGTTGCATCCGAATCCGTTAATGTACAATTCGCTTCATTAGCAAAAGTAATTGCCGTTCCAAACTCCGCAATAGGCACTCCGGCATTCTCATTGGAAATTTCTCCGGTTACGGTGATTTCCACACTGGGGTTAAATCCATGCGCAAATCCGTCATGCCCACCGTACTCATCAAAAGAATATTCTTTGGGATCATTAATTGACCATTCTACTGATTCAACCTTAATTCCTGTTTCTGCATTTTCGACACCCTTCTGCATTCCAGAGGCGCCGTCGACATAAGTTGGTGCTGGCATAATATAATATAATTAAAAGTATTTCTGTTAATAGATCAAGAGGGAGCTAAAAGACCAAATGATCCAGAAAATTTAAAAAACATAGACCTTTCTCCATCTGAGGGATCGTAATCAAAACTCTGATCATAGAAAACGCTACCTGTCATGCATTTCAATCTGCCATTAGTGAATTGTGTTTCTATATCATTGGCGCCATCACCAATGGCGGTTTCTATTTTATTACAAATCGCATCAATTGAATCATCATCTAAATCTCTGGGATCAAGTTCTATTTCAATGGAAGTAATCCACCATCCTGTTCCCGGTATATCCTCCTCCTCCCTTGTGGCTGTTACTATTACAACTGGTGATTCTTGGTCCAATCCTTCATCCTCTATTGTGTGACCAGTTAAAATATTGGCGTCTGGGATCTTTGTTAATTGAGCTTCTAGAAGAGCTTTGATTCTATTCTCTGTAAAAGCTTCAACTGTTAATGGCGAGGTAATAGCGGGCATTTTAAGGACTTCTTAACGGGATACGATAAGCAAAAGTTTCTTCTTCAATACCCTCCTCTGATACAGCACATCGCCAATTATCTAGAGTGGCAATAGTTCCCGGCGCTGGAATGTTGGGTAATTCGGATTTTAATACTCCTACAATTGCCCTTTTAATACTCTTTTGCCTTCCCCTTCTTTGACTGCCTTCTGTTATGGGGGGATCAATTAAAATTACTTTTAATGATTTGCCCGAAATATTCAAATCGCCTGCCCCATTTCGTAGGACAAATTTAAATTGTGATTCGACTGCCTCCTGTAAGGTCATCTCTGGGCATCAACTACAGGCTCAGATTTGGCAGTTTTTTTCTTGGCAGTTTTTTTGGCCTTTGGTTTGGCTTGGGTTTTTTCTTCGCAAAGTTCGGCTGACCCGTAATTGATTAATGAGTTACCATCTTTAAAGGGTACTTTGTATGATTGTCCTTTTTTTAAATGCTCCCCATTACAAGCAACATTTTTTAATGCTTTTATATTAATAGTATTACCCATTTCTTTGTTTTTAAAACTCTCGGATGTTATCATAGAATAAAGAAGGGGGAAGTTTTACCCTCCCCCTTCAATTAGATCTAATTAAGCTCCACTGTCAGATTCAGCAAATGCAAGTGGCTGACGAACATTGCCGTCACACATTACATTAAGAACAAATGTAACTGTTCTAGTTTTTGCTCCACTGTATGGATCATAAGTGATTTCAATTCCACCATCCCATATTCCCAGAATGTATTCAGAGAAATCTCCAAATATTGTTCTTTCGTCAGGGATGTTTGCAGTACTGTATGCCGGATAGCCAAGCATTGTATTATTGCTCATATCCCACTGATATCCAGAAACAGCACTTGTAAGCAAAGTTTGCTTTGCCTTCGCCGCGATTTGGGGAGTGGTTATCCATGTGCAATTTCCGCTTAGTGCATTGTTATCATCAAGCTGTTTTAAGAAAGCATGCAATTCCGCTGTAGTTGGCTCTCCACCATCATTGTCAGCAATTGCAATATCTTCAACACCAGTTGCTCCTATAACTCCCTGCGGAGCATTTGAACCACTTCCTGCACCTTGGATGATAGCTTTATCAAGTCCAACGGCAACCGCCTTCTGCAAATCGTCTCTAATGAGCGAATCCACATCAGGAGAACCTTGAGCAAGTAATTGCTTACTTACATCGGTAAAGGTTCCCAGATGGCGAGGCGTGAAGGTTACTGATTCAAACTGTGGCTCTGTTATTACATGAGTTGCAACTTCAGCTTTGAAGGTTGCTTCTGATGTTGATGATTTTCTAGGGATAGAAACATCTCCAGTTAAACCATTCAAAACACGAACCCCAGCTTGGAGGGTTACCATGTTAGGCCGCAAGGCATCGATGAAGTCTCCTCCTCTTGTTTCGGTAGAAACTAATTCGGCTCCATCTGTTGCGGTTCCAGCAACTAAGTCTCTTTGAGAGGCGAGGAAAAAGCCATGTGTTTCTCTACCAGAGCGACTTGCAATAGCATCAGAAACTTCTTTTTCTATTCCCTCAACTCTGCCCCCGTTCATGAGATTTCTCATAGCGGTGGAAATAGAGTATTGCTTACTTTCCTTCTTACTGAGGCCAAGAGGCTCAGGACTAGATCCTACACTTTTAGAATCTTCTTTTAATTTTGTGATGGCTTGTCGTTGAACTTCTTCGACACTCTTATCTGAACGAAGTTGTGAGAGCGCCCATGAGCTATCTCCAACCTCTTCACCAAGAGCTAGGATTGCATCTGCCCTTTTGTCAAATGCCTCCTTGGTAGCTTTAACGGCTACCTCTACTTGTTCATCAACATTCTCATCCTTCTTTTCTTCTTCCATAACGGATTTTATTTTTGTTGAATTTGTTGTTTTAGTTTGGGTTTTCTCACCTTCCCGTTTTTCCTCCAGATTAACCTTGTCATTGGCTTCAGCATTAGAAAGTATCACCTCTCTTTGCTCGCTTTTGGGTTTACTAGGTTGGCGTGAAATATTTTTTGCTTCTTCAAAATTTTTATATCCTCTTATCTGAGCCTGTGAATCTGCCCCGATTGGCACAAGAGAAGCTTCTTCTGCGTGCCATTCCGTCCTTAAATTAATAGGGCCACTGTATTCTTTCCCCTCGTGCTTTAATTTTTCACCTTCAGGAACGTGAATTGTTTTGTCTTCAGTGTATTTGTATCCCACTGACATTTCATTTATATGACCCTCTTGAAGCTTTGTCTCAACCTCTGGGTGGACTGATGATACTTCAATTTTTCCTTCCACAAAATCATAAGGAACTTCCCTCTCTCCTGCGGATTTAACTTTTAATTCGCTAAATGAACCTAAGACTGAAGATACTGAATCTGTTTTGTGAGTATCAAGTAATTTAATAGATAGCCCTCTCGCCTTCATTCCAGACATCAATAAAACTTCTGGAACATAATCGGCTCTTTTCCAGTCCCACATGGCAACGGGTTGCTCTGATGTTAAAATCCCTCTGGGAATTTCACCATTTTCAGAACGATCAACTTTAAATGTACGGTATCCTATCTCCATAATTACTTATAATGTATTATTCTTCTTTTAATAGATCAGTGGATATTTCAGTTTGTGTTGATTCAAAGGCGCTTTGTGATTGTAGGGTGATTGGCCTTCTTATTCCGCCATCCTCTTCCCAAGCCTCTTTTGCTTCTTTTGTCATTTCTGGAAGCCCCGCTTTTTCTCTAAAATCTTCCTCATCAATGGTTTGAGGGGTTACCATTCCAGACCTGACCCCTACACCGTAAGTATCAGCTTGTTCTTTTAAGTCTCCTAGCAAAGAAGAAATTTCTCCCGTTTCCTCTCCCGTTTCTTCTCCCAATTTTGAAGTAGAACCATTTAGAGCCGCTGGAACTTCAAGCCCTGCCTTTTTAAAAGCTTCAATATCTCTCTGTCTTTCTTTAATTATTACATCCAAAGAAACTCCTAATCTTTCTTTTACGGCTCTTGATAATGAAGTGGCCCCAATTGAAAGCTCCTTTTCTAATCCATTAACATCCTTCAAGGGATCAACCCATTCATGCCCCTTTCCTACAAAGTTCCCCTTGGCTAAATTCTCAAAATTAGATGCTGGTAATTTTAATTGCCCAGTTCTTAAAACATAACCAAGCCAACTCCTAAAAATATGCTCCTCCTCATTTTCAATATTTAGAGTTCTATAAACATTGGTAAGAGCCTTGATATTTAATTTACTTTCCCTGAGTGAAGAATAACTAACCCCACTGTAATCCTGTCCTAAATTTGGGTAATTAGTCAATAGTCCAGATGCTACCCCTTGCAATACTCCTCTTCTAAATCCTTCGTAATTAGCATTAGGGTGAGTAGGGTTTAACAAGGTTGCTTTTTCTCCCGGTTCTAATTCAAATTTTCCTCCGGGGGTTAATTCTTGATCAAGATATTCCTCTCCCTCGTAAGGAGTAGAGCTATCCCTTTCAATTGCAACAGTAGCGCAAGCACTAAGCCGGGCCGCTATTTGTTCGGCCTCTTCAAATTTTTCTAAATGCCTTAAACCTGATATTGCCCCAACCATTAAAGGCTCACCATGTGCTGACTCCAATCTTTTCCTGTAGAACCTGTGAATAATCTGATCGGCTGGTATTCTTGTTCTTACTCTTCCCGCTCTGGAATATGTTTCGCCGGGATGATCTCCAAGTATGTGATAAGCGATTGGCTTATTCCACCCATGAGGATCAACTTCTTTTCCCATTATGACTTGGTTGCCGTTCTTTAATCTTTTATCATTGTAATCAACATCAAGCCTATCAATCTCTAAAACATTCAAAGCAAACCCGTACTTGTTATCAAAGCCACGGAGCTTTTGAATAAGCACCCCCCCATCCCTTGCGCAAGCTCTTTCGCTTAATGCTTTAAATTCGGTGTAAGGCATATCACCAGAGGCACAACAATTCCTTGCTTTCTTCCAATCATTCCAAGCCTCCTCAATTTGATTTCTAGCGTTCTCGTCTTCTCTCCCCTGAGGATTAGTCGCTAGGGATTGGAAGGTATACCCCGTTCCAACAATATTAGTTACCCATTCATTTAGAAATCTAATTGCATACGGATTGGATCTCTCCAAATCCCTTGTCATGTTTCTTAGTCTGACAATGCCACCCCTAAATTCTGAATGGGCGTTAGTCAAGGAGGTGGTCCACCCCTCTTGTAATTGATCAGAAATTACCGCCCCGTATGATCTTTTAGATTGGGACTTTAATTTTAGCTTACCTGTTTTTTTATTAAAGATAAATTTACCAGCCATCAGTCTTTTAAATATATTCTAGACCTACGAGTACGTCTGCCAGTAATTAATTGTTCGTTAAATTTGCGCTCTTTATTTACTTGAGCTTGATAATAGTGTTGGAGTCGATGCAATTCACCCGCTGGTATTTTAGTTATATCTTGACCAAGTATTGTAATTGATTCTTGTAAATCTGTTAATCTATCTTCGATTGCCGCTTGTATTAAGTTTAAGCATTTTTCATAGAACGTGGGTTGATAAATCCTTTCTGGATTTGGAAGGATCTTAGTTTTTCCTGCGGAGGCCGTTACTATTTCAGTTCCATTTTTAACACGTATAGCCCAATTCCATTCACCGGGATCAAGTAAAGATGATTTCTCGCTTTCAAAGGTAAAAGAAAAATCAGTGCCACTTGCTGTTGCTGTCAAAGTTATTGGTTCCGTCCCATGCTTTTGAAATATACAAATTGCGGAATAAGTCGTTGCAGGGTAATCAGAAAATGAACTTGTCCAACTTGACGAGTCACCTGCATATAGTTTACTTTTTGGTCCTGTATCAGCCACTTTAAAAAAAATAACTCATTTTAATTATTTTTATAGATCACTAAGCTTTGAAAACTTTGATTAATCTAAACTCTATTCCATGATCAATATTCTTTTTTTGTAATAAGCGGCGGCGTTCCATTAGACTAATATGCTTTTTAACCCCAGATTCCGATAAAAGCGCCTTGTTTTTTACTTCATTAATTGTGGATGAAAATTGGCAACTCCCTTTCTCGGTCGCTATTTCTCTTAATGCTGTATAGGTGGCCAAGGTTGAAGAGGTAGCCTCTGGGCATTTTCTAATAACATTGCAAACATCCATGTCAAAAGTAGCTTTTCTCATAATTCATCTAAAGGTAATTTGGATGGCTTCGCTTTTCTAAATCTCAATGCGCTGTTTAATTTTATTAATACATCACTTGTTTCAAAGTATTTAATTCCCAGAATGTCAAAACTTATTGAAGGGGCGTTGCTTTTCCAGTAATTACATAAATCATGCAATGATGAAATGGTCATTGGTGTTGAAAATCCTCCTATTAATTTAGTCCCTTTCCCTTTATATCTGAAATTTTCTTTTCTCACATTTCCAAACTGATCAACATATTCCAAACTTAACGCCGTTAAATAATCTTGCCTTGCCTGTACTAAAATATGAAAGTGAACTCTTTGCGCTGGCTCCAACTCATTTTCTAATTTATAGCAATCGGGTTCATTCTTCATTTGCTAAAAGATCCGGCAAAGTTCTTACGGGGTCTTATTGCTCTTTTAACTCTAGGTTGATTTTCTTCTTTCTTTTCACTTTGTAAATTTTCCTTAATCTTTTCAAATCTGGGGTTAATTAATATTTTACCAGCCATAGCATATATGTAGGTGTCAAGGGGTTCGTTACGTTTGCCACTTGGACACACATAGCGAGTGTAGATTTCTCCTCTGAATCTTTCTTCTTTTCCATACTCGCAAGTAAGACCATCTAAATAAACAGAGGTGGCGGCTTGATTAAAATGAATATACCCCGGAGGATATTCATTCGTATCTGGTTTTGAAAGGGTTAATCTGGTGTAAATAATATCTTTACATTGGTTCACTCCCAAGGGGTAGATTCTAGCTTTAGGAGAAGAGGCAATGCGTGCCTTTCCTAATATGGGAGCATTGATTGTTGGGCTTCCCTGTATAGCAAAAACTCCAAGATTTTGTTTCCTGAAAGTCCAAGGCAATACGTGTTGATCCCAATGACCAGCATCAACCATTACTTTACTTCCCGGTCTAAATAGTCCAAGCTCCATACCATAAGGATGTGGAAACCTGCATCCTGCAAGATAATCCTCCAAATGTTGCCAAGTGCCGGGGTCATCTGGTGGCCCTTGAATAATATGATGTTCTAACAGCCATGATTCTTTATTGTCACCCCACCCCCAGACAGAACATTCAAGATATCTTTTCTGAACATCAACCCCTGCAGTAACTATTAAAACCCCTTCAGGCAATTCAATTCGTGGTTGATAGTTTTCTTTTCTCTTCATCAATTCAGAAGATTCAGGAGCTTCAACCCTTTCTGGTTTATAGCATTGAGCATCAAAAGTATTAACAAATACATGCTTGGCTCGATCTGGGTTGTCACTTGTTTCAATTGATTGTTCTTGTGAAGCTATCCAATGAAGGTGCGATTTAAATCCTTTCTGCACTGGATGTGGACTCATCATGCCATTACCCCAGAATCCGGCGATCCCCGTGAAATCCTTGGTTGCTTTCCAGAATCCTTTTTTCATCATTCTTTTCCTATTGGAATCAGTCAAATGCTCTCCGCATTCAGGACATTCAAGTTTAGCCTTTTCAGGTTCTCCCTCTGGATATTTAATATGTTCTCTGAGCATTACAAATGGCTCTTTGCATTTGATGCATGGAGTAAACCATTTTCTGTAATCACTTTGTTCCATCAATTGAGCAATGCGACTTTGTCCTTCAACACTTGGATAGCTTGCCGCAATCCTTATAGTGTCAGGATATTCGCTCCCTCTCATCCAGAAGATTTGTAATTGATCACCCTCATCTCCTGTCTGAGACATCAATGCGTCCACCTCATCAGCAAATAACAAGTTGCCCTTGGCTCTCCTCATTTCACCGGGAGCATTGCCACCAAAGATATTAATCAAGCCGCCGGGGAACAATTTATGCAAAATGGTATTACTTGAATCTCGTCTGCCCCCTCTTACCAACCATTGGAGTTGTGGAGTAGATTCAAACAATTCCTTTTCTAAAGTTTCTTTGCTCCACTTCTCGGCTTGTGATGTAGTTGGATAAAGAGTTAAAATTCTTCTGGGATTCTCAGCAATTGAATGACCTATAATATTCATACAAACCTCCGTCTTTCCTAATCGGGAAGCCAATTGAAAAACTGTCATTTGAATTTTAGAATCAAAAGGAGTCATCATCATTTCCTTTTGATAGGGAGCAAATGCAAATCTGTATTGCTTTCCTCCATCCATCCTCCTTACATTTTCAGCCCATTCAGAGGCGGTTAATAATTTATTATTATTAAAAATCTTTTCAATATTTTCAGGAGTTTCAGAAATATATTTTTCTATCCCTGTCATTTACTAAATCCCTCCTTCCACTTTCTGCCATGGTCACGTATTTGGGTGTAGATGTCATCTTTCTTGTCTTGTTCTAATTGTGATGATTTAATGATTGAAGAAATACCCTCTAGTAATTGATTCTCAGCCTCCATTAATTGATCCACATCAGCCAATTGCCCTTCAATCTTTTCAGCCTGTAACCTCTTTAACCTTGTATCCTCAACGGCTAAATCCGTTCGTGCCTCTTCAAGTGAAAGCTTATTTTTATGCTTTTGATCTAAAGGCTTCAAATCAAAGATATCCTTGCAGGAAATAGGCGTTTCTAGTTCAAATCGCTTAACTCTTCTGGAAATTCCTCCCCGGTCAAATCCTGTAAATTCTACTATCGCATTAATACTTGGCATTTGTTTTAGCCCCTTTGGGCATCTGTATAGCTAAAAAAAACAATAAACGGACAC